ACAACTGCAATGGAAGGTGATTTTGATACTGGAAACGTTAGATACAAAGCTAGAGAAAGATACTCATTTGGAGTATCAGACCCTAGAGGTATCTTCGGCGTTGAAGGTGTGTAATCAATAAAATTTATGAGGCGGCCTTAAAACCGCCTCATTTACAAAATAAACGGTGAGATTCATGAAAAATTTTTTAGTAAATATTTGGGCGTATAATCATTATACAAAATTTAAAGTATTATCTGAAGATAATGCAGAATCATTAGAAAATGCAATCCTTGACAAACTTGGAGAAAAGAGTATAAAGTGGGAAGATCTTGGAATATCTTATGATGACAAGATTAATAGAATAACCTATGAGGAGGTTATAGATGATACAAGACCTATACAAACAAAAAAGGTCCTTGGAGTTGAAGTGGGAACAAGAGCATCTGTCTAATGGTAGATACACTCTTGATATGGTCAGAATTGATGACAAAATTAAAGGTGTCATCACAAAGATCAAGCTAGAAGAAGCAGCTATTGCCCACAAGCAAAACACTATTGAAGGTGCGGCTCCACAAGTTTCAGTAGCTACTTAATAAAAAGCTACATCGTTGAATAAATTCAATTCACATCGTAGGCTCTCTTGCACTCTACTAAAATGTAGTATATAGTTTCATCACTATACAATTAATTAGAACATAGACCCGTATAGTGGACGGCCTAGAGACTATGTTCATAAAACTAGGAGGATATAATTATGGCTTCAACAACGTTTAACGGACCAGTCCGTTCGGAAAAAGGTTTCCAAGTTGCAACTAAAAATGCAACTACGGGAGCAGTGACAACTAGAATGAGTTCAGGTATGCCTGACTTAACTGGTTTATCAATCGCAGATGTAGCAACAGCTACTAGTATTACTTTAGCAGATAATACTATTTCTGTAATAGACTACACAGGTGCAGCGGCTGCAACTTGTACTTTACCTGCAGCAGCGCAAGGTTCAGTAGTAGTTTATTGTCAAGCAAAAGATACTACAGGTGGAACAGCTACATTAGTTTTTGATGCAGCAGGTTCTGATGTTTGGGCAACTGGTTCAGTAATTGAATCAAGAGGTTCATCCGAAGTGACTTTTGATACTTCAGCAGCAGGTGAAACTAAATTAACTTTCACACCAGCTAACGCAGCAACAAACTTGCTAACTACTGGTGGAAAAATTGCTTTCATTTGTTATGAAAAAGGCACATGGCATATTGCAACACAACTAGCAGCAGAGACTACACAGACTACTGGTGCATTTGTATTTGCAGCATAATAAATAATTAATGTGGGGCTTCGGCCCCACATATTAATTTTAAGGAGAAAAAATATGGCAACATCAGATCAACAGTTTTCTACAAGAACTTCTGACGGAAGATTTGGTAGAGCGACAGATGCTACAGGTTCATTTATTGGACCAGCTAGAATAACTTATATTCAAGTTGAAGGCGTAGCTAACAGTAATATCAAACTTTATGATGGAACAAGTGATTCTGGAGCTTTAGTATTTGAAGGTAATTGTGGAACTGAAGGGTTAGACATTTATGTACCAGGAAGTGGTATTAGATGTAGAACTGGAGTATATCTAGATTTAACTAACACTACTTCAGTCACTATTGGCTATACTGGCTAGGAGTTTAAATGGCTAACACTACTTCAGGAACTACAACGTTCGACAAAACTTTTTCTATTGAAGAAATAATAGAAGATGCTTTCGAACGTATTGGACTAAATTCTGTAGCAGGTTATCAATTAAAATCTGCTAGAAGATCTCTTAATATTTTATTTCAAGAATGGGGTAATAGAGGTATTCACTATTGGGAAATAGGTTCAACAAATTTAGATCTTATAGAAGGTCAGGCAGATTATGATTTTTTTAGATCAAGTGGTGATGGAACTTCAGCAACAACTACAGATCCAGCTAGCGTGTTTGGAGTATCCGATGTCCTTGAAGCACAATTAAGATCTAATAGAACTCAAACTACACAATCAGATAGTCCTATGACAAAAGTAGATAGATCTACTTATGCAGGTTTTTCTAATAAACTTTCAAAAGGAACACCTAATCAATATTGGGTAGAAAGATTTATTGATAAAGTGACAATACATATTTATCCAACACCAGATTCAACAAATGCATCTAAAGATATGCATTTCTTTTTTGTAAAAAGAATTCAAGATATTGGAGATTACACAAATGCAACAGATGTGCCATTTAGATTTGTACCTTGTATGGTATCAGGACTTGCATATTATCTATCACAAAAATATCAACCACAACTGGTTCAAGTTATGAAACTTGCTTATGAAGATGAATTAGCAAGAGCACTTGCAGAGGATGGTTCAGCTTCAAGTACACACATAACACCAAAAGCTTATTACCCAGGAACATAATGGCAAAATACGCAACAGGTAAATACGCAAGAGCAATATCAGATAGATCTGGCATGGAGTTTCCATACAAAGAAATGGTAAGAGAATGGAATGGTGCGTTTGTACATGTGTCTGAATTTGAACCAAAGCAACCACAATTAGAACCAAAACCTATGAATGGTGATTCTATATCTTTGCGTCATGTTAGACCTGATAGAACAGAACCAGCCACAACTGTTAGAATACCTAACAATGGTTTTGAAACATATGCTGCAGGATCTGGAGTTATAAATGTTTTTTCGCCTGGACATGGTTTAACAGATAACACAACATATAGATTTAGAGGACCACCAACTACTTCTGCAGGAAGTGGTTTTGTGTATGCTAATCCACAGAGTTTTGATGGAATTACAGGAGCTAATATTGCAAAAGCAGCTGGATATACAATAAGAACAGGTAGATATAAAAGTGATGCTAGAGATGCGTCTAGTGATTACATAACTAGTAATTTTTTCTTTTTTACAGTTGACACAAATACTGCTACAAGTGGTAATATAAAAGGAGGAGGATACGGTTGTTCTGTTGGACCCGTGACTATAGAAGCATGATTAAACATTTTTTAAATTGGATAAAAGGTTTATTTACACCTAAACTAAAATTAAAAGAAGAGATTACAAAAGGTTTTTGTGATGAACACAATAAATACAAACATCGTTGTCCTAAATGTAGAGAATTAGCAGGAGTAGTATAATGGCTGGATTAAGTGCATCAGGATTAAAAACACAAATTAGAAGTTATACTGAAACAGATTCAAATGTGTTATCAGATTCTGTTTTAGAAAATATAATTTTAAATGCACAATATAGAATTTTTAGAGATGTACCAATTGATGCTGATAGAAAACAACAAACTGGAGATCTCGTTGTAGGTCAAGAAACAATTAATGCTCCAGCAGGAGCAGTTTTTGTTAGGGGTATACAGGTTTATGATTCAACATCAGCTACAACTGGTGCCAATGTTTGGTTAGAAAAGAAAGATGTCACGTATCTTCAAGAATATATCTCATCAACAGAGTCAGCGAAAAGAGGACAACCAAAATATTATGCTATGTTTGGAGGAGCCACAGGAGAATCTGACACCACATCTGGAAGAATGATGTTTGCTCCAGTTCCTGATGCAACTTATAAATTTAGAGTGCATTACAATGCAGCTCCTGCTTTATTAGAAAATAACGATACTAATTACATTAGTCTTAATTTTCCAAATGGTCTACTATATTGCTGTTTATCAGAGGCATATGGATTTTTAAAAGGCCCGATAGACATGTTGACACTATACGAAAATAAGTATAAACAAGAGGTACAGAAGTTTGCTAACGAGCAAGTTGGTAGAAGACGAAGAGACGACTACACAGACGGAGCAGTTAGAATACCAGTGAACTCGGCAAACCCATAGGAGATAAATTATGGCAATATCATCGGCGATTTGTACAAGTTTTAAACAAGAAATTTTGGTGGGTACACACAATTTTACTGCATCTAGTGGTAATACTTTTAAAATAGCTTTATACACAAGTGATGCATCTTTAGGTGCAGGCACAACTGCTTACTCGACTTCAAATGAAATTTCAAATACATCTGGATCTGCATATACTGCAGGTGGTGCAACTCTTACAAGTTCTACACCAACAACTTCTGGAACAACTGCTATTTGTGACTTTGCAGATGTAAGTTATACTTCTGCTTCTTTTACAGCAAATGGTGCATTAATTTATAACGACACACAATCTGACAAAGCTGTTGCTGTTATTGCTTTCGGTGGTGACAAAACAGTTTCTTCTGGAACTTTTACAATTCAATTTCCAACAGCAGACGCAAGCAACGCTATAATCCGTATAGCATAGGAGGGTCACCGTGCCCGACATAACTTCAGGATGGGGCAGACTCACTTGGGATCAGTCTCAATGGGGAGGTTCTACACTTTTAACAACAGGATGGGGTGCTGAAGACTGGAACAATGGTTCTTGGGGTCAAATTAATGATGAAATAGTTTTTCCAACAGGAGTTTCTGCAACTGTATCTGTGGGTGATGCAGTAGCATATTCAGCTCAAGGTTGGGGTAGAGATAGTTGGAGCAGTGAGCCGTGGGGCGAAAGTTTTGACCCAGTTATTTCAGTGACAGGTTTTGGTCTTACAGCTTCACTCGGTACAACTACAGAATCTAATCAAACAGGTTGGGGAAGATTATCTTGGAATCAAGCAGATTGGGGAGAAGGAGCAGATGAAACTGTATCTTTAACTGGTTTAGAAGCAACTGCTTCACCAGGATCTATTAATATAGAAGTTGTTTATTTATTAGAGATGATTGGTGCTAATCACTCCATGACAACCAGTGTTGGTAGTCCACAAATTGATGGTGAAATAGGTGTACCATTAACAGGTGTATCTTCAACTTTTGCTACACCGACAATGTCTTATGTTGGGACTTTGGTTGGTTGGGGTAGAGAGGGTTGGAGTGAATTAAGTTGGGGTGAATCTCCTAATCAAGTTATTCCTTTAGTAGGTCAAGAAATAACATCTACTGTAAATGCACCTACTTTAGAATTTGCATATGAATTATCTGGTCAAGAAGCTACAACAAGTGTTGGAAGTTTAAGTTTTGTAATTAGTCCAACAATTAGTCTTGATGGACAATCAGCAACTACAAATGTAGGAGATTTAGGTTTAGCTTTTGGAGTAAGTACAGAACCGATAACAGGTATAGCGGCAACATCTGGTTTAGGTACTTTAGGATTAGAATTTGGACCAAGTGAAATTACAGGTGTATCTGCAACAGTATCTGTTGGAGAACTTACAACAGGATCTATTGAATTAATAAATATAACGGGTGTATCTGCAACATCTTCTGTAGGGTCTATTTTACCAGCAGATGTAGTAGGTTTAACAGGTGTTTCTGCAACATCGGCTGTAGGGTCCATTACACCAGTAGATGTAGTACAGGGTTTAACAACAGTAGAAATTACATCAAGTACAGGAATATTAGGAATACAAGCTTACAGAAATATTGACACTGGTTCAAATACATCGTATACAGGTGTTTCAACAGGATCAAATGATACGTATTCTGATGTTGCAACTGGAAGCAATACTTCTTATAGTAATGTTTCAACAGGATCAAATGATACGTATTCTGATGTTGCAACTGGATCAAATACAAGTTATACTGACGCTGCATAGGAGATAAAATATGGCATCAACATACACCCCATTAGGGATAGAACTTCAGGCAACTGGTGAAAATGCTGGTACATGGGGTACAAAAACAAATACTAATTTACAAATTATAGAACAAATTTCAGGTGGTTATTCTGCACAATCAATAGCAGGTGGTGCACAAACTACAGCTTTATCTGTTTCTGATGGATCAACAGGAGCTGTGATGTCTCACAGGATGATTGAATTCACTGGAAGTATCACAGGAAATCAAATAGTCACTATTCCTTTAGATGCACAAAATTTTTATTTTTTAAGAAATTCAACATCAGGTGCTTACACAGTTCAATTTAAATACGCTTCTGGATCAGGAGATACTTTTACTTTTGGAACAACTGACAAGGGTGATCAACTGGTATTTGCTACAGGAAACGATGGAACTAACCCAGATATCTATACTCTAGGATTTGGTGCTGGTGATGTGACACTTACAGGAACTGAAACTTTAACAAATAAAACTTTAACTTCACCTAAAATTGGAACTTCTATTTTAGACACAAACGGAAATCAGCTTGCTTTACTTACAGCTACAGGATCTGCAGTAAATGAATTTACAATAGCAAACGCTGCTACAGGAGGTGATCCAACATTATCAGCAACTGGTGATGATTCAAATATTGACATAGCTATTAAACCAAAAGGAACTGGAGAAACTGTCGTTGGAACAGGAGCAGCAAATGCAACTATAACTTCAAGTGGAGCACACGATTTAATATTAGACACAAATTCAGGAACAAACTCTGGAACAATTACAATTACAGATGCAGCTAATGGAGATATAACTATAGCTCCTAACGGAACTGGAGTTGCTAAAGCAGTAGATGCTGGAGACAACACAGGTGCTATTAAAATCGCAGGTAAAGAAACTATCTGGGTTCCAGCAGTTGCTATGTATCCAAACACTACAAGTGGATGTGCAGATCTTGCACAAACAGAATTATCAAATGGTCCTGAACTTAAAACTTTAGATTTTGATAAATCTTCAGATGAGTTTGCACAATTCGCTGTTGCTTTTCCAAAATCATGGAACGAAGGCACGATAACTTTTCAAGCATTTTTTACAGCAAACTCAACAAATACTGGAACTACATCATGGGCTTTACAAGGAGTAGCGCTAGCAGACAACGGAGATTTAAATACTGCGTTCGGTACTGCGGTTGCACCTACAGCAAAAGCAATGAGTGGAACAGCAAACGATTTAGCGGTGACAGCAGAAAGCGGAGCCGTGACAATAGCAGGATCACCTAGTGCGGATGAATACGTTTTTTTCCAAATATCTAGAGATGTTTCGGCAGATGATCTAGATGCTGATGCAAAACTTTTAGGTATAAAAATATTCTTTACTACTGACGCTGCTAACGACGCATAATAGGAACGGAATATGAAAAAAATAGACTCTAAACTTACAATCGGTAAGAACACAAAAACCATACAAAATAGAAAAGGTAAAAGTTTTGGTTATCAGGTTCTTGGTTTTGGATCTGGTGGAGCTGCAATTAAATTTGTAGAAGCATCAGGAGGAACAGTCACAACTAACGGAAATTTTAAAGTGCATACTTTTACAGGTGATGGTACTTTTACAGTAAGTGATCCAGGAAACGCTGGAGGATCAAATACAGTGCAATATTTAGTAGTAGCCGGTGGTGGTGGAGCTGGTGATTATCAAGGCGGAGGCGGTGGTGCAGGCGGTCTTAGAACTAATTTTCCATCTCCCGCTACAGGAGGAACTGCTGTCACTGCACAAGATTACCCAATTTCAATTGGTGGTGGCGGTGGTGGTGGAAGTTTTCCAAGTTCAAGAGGTTCAAATGGAGCAACATCATCAGGTTTAAGTATCAGCAGTAGTGGTGGCGGTGGTGGCGGAGGTTATAATAGTTCACTAAAAACTGGTAATCCTGGAGGATCTGGTGGTGGTGGCGGTTATAAAGAGCCTGGCACAAGTTCTGGATCTGGTAATGCTGGTGGATATTCACCTCCCGAAGGTAATAATGGTGGAGCAAGTGGTGGTGGCTCTGGTGGTAATCCTTCTAGAACTGCTGGTGGCGGTGGAGGTGCTGCTGCTGTTGGATCTTCAAATCCAGGAACAGGAGGTGCAGGAAGTCAGGTTAACATAGATGGTAATAATTATTATTGGGCCGGTGGTGGCGGAGGTTCTGCTACTTTTCCAGGTGGACCATCCACTTCAGGAGCAAATGGAGGCATCGGTGGTGGTGGCGGTGGTGGTGCAAGAAACAATGGTGCTTCGCCTTCATCAGGTGGTGGATCAGCCATAAATTCAGGTAGTGGTGGTAATGGTAGCCCAAGTGGTGGTGCTGGGGGCAGTGGTGGTCAAAACACAGGCGGTGGTGGAGGTGGTTCTTCACAACAAATAAATTCTGCTGGTAGTGGAGGAACTGGTATAGTAGTTATAACTTATAAATTTCAATAATATGGCACATTTTGCAAAAATAGATTCTGACAATAAAGTATTATCAATTCACAGAGTTAATGATGAAGATGTACAAAATTCAGGTGGAGTAGAACAAGAATCGATTGGTCAACAATATTTAGAAACACATTCTAATTGGCCTGCTAATCAATGGATTCAAACTTCTTATAATACTACAGAAAATTCTCATAAATTAGGTGGAACACCTTTTAGAGGAAACTACGCAGTGATAGGTGGATCATGGGATTCTGTTAATCAAATATTTTGGAAAGAAAAACCTTATGACTCTTGGGTAAAAAATACATCTGAAGCAAGATGGCAATCTCCAATAGGAGATGCGCCTGCTTTAACATCAGAACAACAATCACAAAATAATGCGGGCACTCATTTATGGGTTTACTTTTGGAATGAGTCAAATCAAACTTGGGATTTAACAAACACTATATCATAATATTTGACACAAGAATAACAAAGATATATACTGTCTATAGGTATGTTAAGAAAGAAAATACATTTTTTATGTAGTCTACCCCGTTCAGGTAATACTGTTTTTGGTGCTCTTTTAAATAGCACTAATAAAATGTTAGCTACCCCAAATAGTTTAACTCCAGATATTGTGTATCAATTATATTTATTAAAAAATCATGAACTTTTTATAAATTTTCCTAATCATAGATCTTTAGATTATTTAATATCTGAGGCACTACAATTATATTATCGTGATTGGAATAAAGAAGTTATTTTAGATAGAGGACCGTGGGGTGTTAGAGATAATCTTTTATTAAGTAAAAAAATAAATAAAAATTGTAAATATATTATTTTATATAGACCTCTTTTAGAATGTCTTGCATCTATGGTTAGGATAAGTAAACCAGATAATGTAGAAGAGTATTGTAATTTTTTAATGCAAGATAATGAGATTTTTGGTAAGAATTTAAAATCTATTATTAATTTAATTAATAGTAAAAATAAATTTAAAATTATTCATTACAAAAAATTAACTTCAAACCCTATCAAAGAATTAAATTCTGTTTTAAAATATCTAAACATTAAATCTAATATTAAAAAAATAAAGTTAAAAGATTTTAATATAAACAATATAAAATATAATGATTCTTATCTAGGTGTAGACATGCATAAGATAGATCTTGATATTAGACCAGCTAAAGAATATAGTAAAATAGATATAGAAAGTTATTTGTCTAAAAAAATTATAAATAAATATAAAGAAATAGATAGCTTACTGCAAAATAAAATATATGGAAAAAAAAATACTCTCTCAAATTAATTTATATTATGGGCAGGTTAAAATGCCAAAAGGATTTGAAATAGATTCAAAATCTTTGTCTGATAATATATTACAGAATGGAATTAAAAATTTATTTTATAAAATCTTAAAATCAGATTATAAATATCCATCTAATAATGTTCTACAGTCTAGTTTTAAAAAAACTGAATTTTTATTTTCTAAAGCTTGGGATATGTTATGCACCTATATTATAGAGTATATGCAAGTGGATAATAAAATAATTATAGAAAAAAGAGATACTTGGGGTGATATGTATGCTCCTGATGAAAAAAGTGAAATACTACATGATATTAAAAACAATTCTAATTATGTTTTATTATATGGAGTTAAAGTAGATAATTGTCTTGTAAAATTATTTTTTAAAGACAATGAAGATAAAGAGAGAACATGGAACATACCTTTAATTAATAATAAATTTATTATGTTTCCTTCAAATGTTAAATATCAAATAATAAATAATCAAACAAATAATTTTAATATTATTCAAACTATAACTTATGATTCTATCTAATTATTACTGGTATTTTAAATCTGCATTAACACCTAGATTCTGTGATGATGTTATAGCTTATGCAAATTCAAAAGAAGAAGTTATGGCTAGAACAGGTGATTATGGTAATAAAAAATTAAACAAACAAGAGGTTAAAGATTTGAAAAAAAAAAGAAACTCCGACCTAGTATGGCTTGACGATGTCTGGATATATAAAGAATTACATCCGTATTTACGTATAGCAAATAGAAATGCTGGTTGGAATTTTGAGTGGGACTATTCTGAATCTTGTCAATTTACAAAGTATAAACTAAATCAATATTACGATTGGCATTGTGATAGTCATAATAAACCTTATGAAGAAGAGGGGCCTGAACAAGGTAAAATTAGAAAACTATCTATGACCTGTCAATTAACAGATGGATCAGAATATAAAGGTGGTGAATTAGAATTTGATTTTAGAAATAAGGACCCTGGTAAAAAATCTAATATACGTAAATGTACAGAAATATTACCTAAAGGATCTATCATTGTATTTCCTAGTTTTGTGTGGCATAGAGTTAAACCCGTGACATCAGGCACAAGATATAGTCTTGTAGTATGGAATTTAGGAAGGCCTTTTAAATAATACAAAAATTACTTATGATTAAAAAATATAATGTAATTGATAACTATCTATCTAAAAATGAATTTTTAAAAATAAAAAATGAAATAGTAGATAATGAATATTTTCCTTGGTATTTTAATAATTATAAAAGTAGTAATGATAAAAATAATTTTTTAGATTATCAGTTTATTCATTGTTTTGTTATGAATTCAGAAATTAATTCTTTTCATTTTAAAATATTAAATCCTTTAATTAAAAAATTAAAAGTTAAAAAATTATTTAGAGCAAAAGCTAATTTAAATCCTATTTCTCATAAAATAATTGAGTTTTCAAAACATAAAGATAAAGATGAAAAGGGTTTTAAAAGTGCTATTTTTTATTTAAATACTAATAATGGTTATACTAAAATAGGAAATAAAAAAATTCAATCAATAGAAAATAGAATAGTTATATTTCCCTCTGATGTATATCACTTTGGAACTAATGCAACCAACCTAACTAATAGAACAGTAATAAATTTTGTTTATGTTTGACATATTTAACTCTTATTTAGATAAACAATTATTTTCTTTAGATACTAAAAAAATAAAAAATAAAATATTAAATTTAAAATCTAAAGATAAAGGAAGAATAGTAAGTAATTATGGTGGTTGGCAAAGCAAAAGTTTTAAAAAAATAGATAAAAATTTTGAAAGTTTATTTAATAAAATAAGTTTATCTGTAAAAGAAATAGAAAAACATTTAGATCTAGAAAAAAAATTATTTTTTAAAAGCTGTTGGTGTAATATAAATAATTTTGGTTCTTTTAATAGACCTCATCAACACGGTAATTCTGTAATATCAGGTGTATACTATGTAAGTATACCTAAAAATTCTGGAAACATAGTTTTTATGAATCAAAATCTAGATATTTTTTATCAACCAATAAAACAATACAATAAATACAATGCTTCAAGTTGGAGCGTAAAACCAGAAAATAATTTATGTCTTTTATTTCCATCTTATTTAATGCATTACGTTGAACCAAATTTAAATAAAAAAGAAAGGATCAGCATTAGTTTTAATTATGGATTTTAAAAAGAAAAAGTATACAGTTATTCGTCAAGCTATATCAAAAGACCTAGCAGTTTTTCTTGCAAATTATTTTTTAATTAAAAAACAAGTTTATGATACCTGTCGTAGCACTGGATATATATCACCCTTTGAACAGATGTTAGGATTTTATGAACCTTCAAAAACTGGACAGGTTCCTGATACCTATGCTCACTATGCAGATATCGCCATGGAAACTTTATTACTTAAATGTCAACCAGCTATGGAAAAAGCAACAGGATTAAAATTATATCCTGCATATACTTATGCAAGAATATATAAAAAAGGAGATGTTTTAAAAAGACATACCGATAGATTTAGTTGTGAAATATCTACAACTATGAATCTTGGTGGTGATGATTGGCCGATATATCTTGAACCATCAGGTAAAAAAAATAAAAAAGGTATTAAAATAGATTTAAATCCAGGAGATATGTTGGTGTATAGAGGTGAGGATTTAGAACATTGGAGAGAAAAATTTAAAGGCAAAGAATGCATACAAGTTTTTCTACATTACAATAATAGCGAGACACCTGGAGCTAAAGATAATATGTTTGACAAACGTCCACATTTAGGTCTACCTTCTTATTTTGAACGTAAATAAGATTTTTAGATGGGGGCAGTACACCACCACATACCTACTGCTCCCTTTTAAAAATCTATTGAAATAACCCATAATCTGATATAACACCTGATAGTAGGAAAAACATATGCTTCAAAAAATAGGATTCCAACCAGGTATAAATAAACAAATTTCAGAGACCACAGCTGAAGGTCAATGGGTTAATTGTGATAATGCTAGATTTCGTTATGGGGTGCCTGAAAAAATAGGTGGCTGGAATCAATTAGGTAATGTTAATCAAAATGAATTAACAGGAGCAGGTAGAGGTCTTCATCATTTTATCAATAGTTTATCTAGAAAATATGCGATTATAGGAACTAATAGAATACTGTATGCTTTTTCTGGAGGTATATTTTATGACATACATCCTATACAATCTACAACAACTCTTACAAGCGCATTTACCACGACCAACGGATCACCTACTGTCACAATAACATATTCATCAGCCCATGGTTTAGCTCCTGGTGATATACTTTTAATGAGCAGTTTTTCAACAATTACAAATTCAAATTACAGTGCATCAGATTTTGATGACAAAAAGTTTATGGTTGCTACCACTCCTACTAATACTACAGCAACAATAACTATGCCATCTAATGAATCTGGTTCAGGGGCAACTACCTCTGGAGGAATAACAATAGAAAAATATTATACTGTTGGACCAGCAGTTCAAGCAAAAGGATTTGGTTATGGATTAGGGTCTTGGGGTGGAGAAGATGGTTCTGCTATCACAACAACATTAAACGGTGCATTATTAGATGATACTGCAGGGACAGGTGGGTCAGGAACTTCTATTACACTAACAAGCACAACAAACTTTCCTGATTCAGGAACAAACTTTATTCAGGTAGGAACAGAAGAAATATCTTACACAGGTGTTTCTGGAAATGATTTAACAGGTATTACAAGAGCAGTTAGAGGAACCACACGAGCAGCACATTCTGATGGTGCTACAGTCACAAATTCATCTGATTATGTTGCATGGGGTGAAGCGGCATCTGGAGATTTAGTATTAGAACCTGGTATGTGGTCTATAGATAATTTTGGTGACAAAGCTATCTGTCTAATACATGATGGTCCTGTTTTTTCTTGGGATTCATCTTTATCAAATGCAACATCAACAAGAGCTACAATCATATCTGGTGCACCAACCGCATCAAGACACATGGTCGTATCTACACCAGACAGACACTTAGTATTCTTTGGAACAGAGACAACTATTGGAACACCATCAACACAAGATAATATGTTTATCAGATTCTCGGACCAAGAAGACATAAACACATACGTGCCAACAGCAACTAATACAGCTGGCACACAGAGACTGGCCGACGGGTCACAGATCATGGGAGCAATAAGAGGTAGAGATGCAATCTATGTTTGGACTGATACAGCTTTATTCACACAACGTTTTGTTGGTCAACCATTTACTTTTGCGTTTGCACAGGTTGGAACCAACTGTGGACTTGTAGGACAGAATGCATGTGTAGAAGTTGATGGTGCTGCATACTGGATGTCAGAGAATGGTTTCTTTAGATATGCTGGTAGACTAGAATCATTACCATGTTTGGTAGAAGATTTTGTTTATGATGATATAAATCTAGCGTCTGGTAATCAAATGGTGTCAGCTGGATTAAATAATTTATTTGGTGAAGTCATGTGGTTTTATCCAAGTGCTTCATCCTCTGTTGTTAATAAACAGGTCACATATAATTACTTTGATTCATCTCCGCAAAGACCAGTTTGGACAATAGGCACACTAGCAAGAACAATGTGGAGAGACTCTGCAGTATTTGGTTTACCGCATGCTTTAGAATATGATGCTAGCACAGACACATCTTTTGATGTTGTAGGTAATACAGAAGGTAGAACAGCATACTATGAACACGAAACAGGAACTGATCAAAATAAAAATGGAACTATAACTGCAATTACAGCTAACATAGAATCAGGAGATTTTGATATTACACAAGCAAGAGCACAAGGTACTGGACAAGCTACTGGTGTTGCAACATTCAGAGGTGATGGAGAGTTTATAATGAAGATAAGAAGATTTGTACCTGACTTTATAAATCAAACAGGAACAACAAGAATTACATTACAATTAAAAAATTATCCTAATAGCTCACAAGCTAGTTCACCTCTTGGACCATTTGATATAACTTCATCTACAACTAAAATAGATACAAGAGCTAGAGCTAGAGCGATTGCTTTAAAAATAGAAAATACAGGTACTTCTCAAAGTTGGAGAATAGGCACGTTTAGATTAGACACACAACCAGATGGACGTAGATAATGGCAAAGATTGTACAGGTAATAACTAGACCAGAAAAAGAATATAATATACAAGTAGCTGAAGCTCAAGTTAGAGATCTTGATGCTATTGTAGAAAAATTAAACTCAACATATCAAGAAGACTTAAAGGAAGAAGTAGAAGCATTTAACTTTTTTATAAACTAATGGCTAATCAATTTAAATTTGCAGGTATAGATAATAGTACAACAGGAAGTGCATTAAGTCCTTTGGGATCAGGCAATCCTCTGGTAAGTGAAACCTATGTTATTAAATCTATACTGGTCACATCAGCTGGCACACCAACAGTGACTGTCACTAATAACAGTATTACAGCTATCAAATCTGCTGCTTTGACAGCAAACGTCACAACTGAATTATTATCTCAACCTTTGGTAGTTGAAGGAGGAGATACTTTTACAGTGTTATCAAGCACAACAGATTCATTTGATGTAGCTGTAAGCTACTTAAATATTAAAAAGGAGATAACGATATAATGGAAGTAATAAAACCAGCAAAAGTAGAAACAACATATAGACACAAAGAAACAGGGGAACTTTTTAAGGAAAAAAAAGACTGGGAATCTAAAGGTTATAAAGAAGAAGACATGGCTCAAGATGTAAATGTTATAATGCCGAGCCTTGATTTATTTGGAAAAACAAAATAGAATAGTACAATGGCCATAACTAGAACTCAAATAGCAAAACAATTACTAGAACAAGGAGGACGTGTAGGACTTCGATTTGGATCTGAAGGATATCAGGGTGGTGCTACAAATCAAGGTGGTGCTGGTAGAGGAACTGATGTTGGAAGATCTGGAGGTGAAGGTAATAGAGATCGAAGAAGAGTAGAACAATATACAAAACCTCCCACTACTGTTGGTGGAAGTGGTGGTAAAACATCTGATACTCCATTAAAGTTTAAAAAAGATATACCAGATAATTTTGCAAAAAAACTTAAGATAGAAGATTTTATAAATCTTAATTTAATTGATGATGAACAAGAAAATATGCAAGTAGCGGATGTATCTGCTAGTGATATTAATCGTTTATTAGGCACAAATCCTTATGGAAAACAAAAATATTCTCCAGAGCAAGATATAGATACTATTAGAACAATAGAAGGTCAGTTTTTAAATCCAACAATAACTGATAAAGAAATTAAAAATGTTTTACAAGGCACAATTACTGGACCAACAGGAAAATTCTTAAAAGATGGTGGTAGAATAGGTGCCATGGGTGGTGGTAGAGCACAACAAGCAAGACAGATGTATAGAACAGCGGGAGCTGTTCAAGCAGCATATGGTGCAGCTGCAGCTGAAAAAGGTCCTGTAGAAGATAAAGGTAATCCTCAACAAGATATAAATCAAATTAATCAAACTGTAGAAAATTTAGGTAATATAGAAAATATTCAAAAAGCTTTTGATACTGCAGCAGATATAAATTATTTAAAAAATATAGTGCAAGGTAGCGGTGCTAAAGGTGTTTTATCAGCTATAGGTGGACCTCTTATAATAGGTAATATTTTAAAAAGAATATCACAATCTAATAGAAATAAAAGTATGACAATAGATGATAGTGAAAAAGAGTCTTTTGCCGATGGTGGTAATGTTGTAGGTGGTGAGTTTGATTTTGAATCTGCAAGACAGATGTATGGTCTAGGTAAACTTGTTAAGAAAGTCACAAGATCAGTTAAGAAGATTGCAAAATCACCGATAGGTAAAGCTGCATTATTATATACAGGTGTAGGTGGTCTTGGTAATTTAGCTGCAGGAAAAAGTTTTTTTGGTGGTAGTTTTGCTAATGTGTTAAGACCAACACAATTTCTTGGGAATGTACCCTCTATTTTTAGTAGAGAAGGTTTAAAAAATATAGCGTTTGGAACATCTGGTGAATTTTTGGGAACTCCTAGAGGACCCAATACCGGTATATTGACTAAAGGAACATCTGGTTTATTTGGTGTAGGTGGTGAGTTTAGTCCTTTAAAAGCAATATCAGCAACATCAGCAGTAGCAGGTTTTTTAACACCTGAAGAAGAAGATGAAGCACAACAGATAGCTGACAATACAGGAATAGATATAGAGATTATAAGAGCTAACCCTAATCAATATTTAGGAAGAAGATTTAGAGCAGAAGGTGGTTCTATGAAAGAACCAGTAGCAAAAAAAACCATGCCATTATTAGATATGGACGGACAAGAAATGGATTTAAGAGCTGAAGGTGGATTTGTGCCAATAGGACGTATGGAAAAAGCAGATGATGTCCCTGCAAGATTATCAAAAAATGAGTTTGTATTTACAGCAGATGCAGTCAGAAATGCAGGTGACGGAGATGTAGACAAAGGCGCAGAAGTTATGTATAACATGATGAAGAACCTCGAATCCGGAGGTGAAGTATCAGAGGAATCGCAAGGATTAGAAG